AACCATAATCATTGCTCCCTTGATTATAAGCATCCATTATCTGCTCTTCAAACATTTTATTGGCTTGTTCAATTATTGGTTCATCCATTTGAATTGTTAATCCAGTTAGTTTATTTATTTCTTTAACTAACCATTCTACTGCTGTTTTCATATCTTACTTTTAATTACTAATTTTAATTCCCCGTTTATTTCTCGTTCTACGCTATCGTGAATAACATCTAAATATTCTTGTCTAAATTCTACTTCGTGCCATTTATCTTCGATTTGAACGCTTTTCTTTTGATTGTGATACATTTCTATTCCCGTGCCTATTAAGTCCTTTAATTCGTCTAAAATTAGCCTTAAATCGGTTTGTACTGTCCACTCGAAAGTAACACTTACTCGTTTCGTTCGTTTTTTCGTGCCGTTCCCGTTCATTTTGTAAAGTTTAATATTGCATCTAAATAGTCTAAATATAGCTTTTCATTAAAAGAACCGCCTTTATCTTCAGGACAAATTTTATTCATCCACTTGCGCTTTAAATATTCTACGTTCGGACGGAACGGAAAATAAGTATTTACTAAATTAGTTTTTCGCTTCATGTTTTTTAGTTTTAGATATTAGTACTAAAGATAAACAAAATACGCCAGCACCTAACATTAAGTAACTGTCGTAAGTGTAACCCAACAAAATAATAATCGAGTTAATTAAGATTCCTGTTCGTTTTTTCATAGTGTTTTTTTAAATGATTTACGCAAAACTAATATAAAAGTTTAATATAACAATACTTTTTATTAAAAATAATTTACATAAATAACAAAACCCCTGATTTCTCAAGGGTTTCATAACACAAAACAAACAGAAAGATTTTTTAAAATGACTTAGTAACAGTTCTAACGGTATGTATCTAAGTACTATTTTCCTACTTTAAAACGTTTTACTATGAATTTAACGATTCTTTTAGCTATCAGTTTCCAAATACCGCCTTTAGATTCGACTTTCACCTCCAACCCTTCAGCGGTCTTGGATATTTCAATATCAATGTTTTTACTATCTAATTTAAATTCTTTGTTTACTTCGTCTTTTAATACGTGAATATCTACGTTTTTAGTGTCTATATCCAGTTTGATATTTGTACCGTCTTTTTCTAAATTAACGTCTACGTTATCCGTGTCAATTGTTATTTTTTTCTTTGCCATAATTATTTATTTTGTCCAACGTCTTGGATGTTTACCGTTAAAGAAAGTGTCGTAATGTATCCACGTACTATAAATTCCTAAACCGCCTTGTTTCATTTTACCCGCTGCTATCAATTTCTCGATAATAGCCGCAACTTGTTTCGGTGTGTAACCTTCTATTTTAAAATCCGCAGCTTCGCCCGTAATATGCCTTGACTTAGTCGCACCGCCTATTTTAGCGTTATGTTCGGCTGGTCTGTAACCGCTTGTAATTTTAATAGGCTTTTTAACCTCGTCACGTAACACCTGAAGATTCTTTGCAAGTTCAATTAAGTTTCTTAATACGTCCGTAGGTAACGTAAAATTATGCTTGTTGAACTCGTTTAAACTAAAATTGTTTGTTAGCTTCATAACTTATTTTTTCGCTAATTTACGACTTTTATTTTCAAGTACCGCAACCGTGTCATTTTTTAACGCTGGTAAAGTAGGTTGTCTTTCTTCAATAGGCTTTCTATTGTAGTATTCGTTTTTATCTAAACAGTTGTACAAACGTTCTTTAACGTCTTGCACCTCGAAATGCGTGTACGTTAACCATAATGCAAGTACTCCTACCGCACCTTGTTTTTTAATTATTTCAATGAATTGTGTAATAGGTATCATTTTCATCTAACTTGGTATTTCGGTAGTTCTACGTTATTAACCCAGTCAATAATATCTTGGTCGTTCCAATCTTCGGTGTACGTGTACCCGTCGAAATTGATTCCGAAATTAGCCGTAGTAGTTTTTAAAATTACAGCAGCAGAACAAACTTTGTCTATTATGTTGTCCGTTACCGTTGTTACCGTCACCGTTGGGTTTACTATTTCAACGTTGAATTGTTCAAATTTATAAGTTGCCATTTTTTATTTTTATTAAGTTAATGTTGTTCCTGTTACGGTGAATGTTCTTACTGGAAAATAGGTAAAAAATGTTGTACTTGTTTTAGATTGTTGTGAAATTAATCCTATATTACTAAGTGCATATGCAAAAGTAGTGGCTCCAATAATTGTAGTTGAACTCCAGTAAAGTCTTCCCGATGAAGATAAATTCAAAGGTGAATAATTTAATATATTATTTTGGTCATTAGCAAAGTTCATAAGATTCATTATCTCATTAACATTTGCCAACCTCCATCCACTTGTAAAAGTTCCAACTGAATAAGAAAGTGAATCATCAATAGCAGTATTCCAAGTATTACCCGTAGCTATTGCAACTCTTGAAAGACCCAACACAGTTGAACCGTCGTATGTCGACCAATCAATCACAATATTATTAGTGTACGTTGAACCGCCTAATTCGTCGGTAAATCTATTCGTGTTTCCGAAAGGATTATTACTTTCAAGTGTCGTAAAATCAGTTGCCCTACCCGCTTCTAAATCCCCATCGTCACCCGTTCTATACGAAGTAGTTTGTCCCGTTTTCATTAATGTAGCTCCTACGGGTGCTTCACCCGAACCACTACATGAAAAGTATTCTTGTGCTATTCCCCAGCCTATATCGTTATTACACGCCCCTTCGCCCCAGCCTATATCATTTGCCATATCTAATTATTTATGTTGTTATATCTCCGTATAAATACCACTCGTTCGTATCTCTTTTGTATAATGTAGCTACGGAATATTGTCCCGTTGTTTTAGTCTTACCACCACTACTTCTTAATGTCACTCCCGTATCGGCTACAATAGTAACTTGCCCAGCTCCGTATTGTGCTAAAGTTATAATAGTTCCTGAAGGAAAAGCAACCGCAGTATTTGTAGGTATAATTAAATTATTACCTGAATTAAAGTTTAATTCTACTACTTTATTTGCATCACTTAATGTAAGGGTATGTTGCGACGTAAAAGTAGCTCTTGCCCTATTACGAACTTCAGCACCCGTAACGTACTTACTTGCAAAAGTACCACCACCCGTATCTTGTGCAATTGCTATACGGTCTGAAGCTTCTAAATTACTTCCTTTTGCCGTTAATTGACTTACCTTTACATTCGCCATTTTGCTTGTTTAAATACATTAATAATTTCTTTATATTTTCGTCTTTTGGTTTGTACTTCTTCATAAACACCAGGGACTGTAGTTATTATTTGTATCCGGGTACATATCCCCGTTTGAATTACTATTGTATTCCGGGAACAAGTCGTTGTTAAATGCTATATAATCAATAAACCTTTCAGTGTAATGCTGTGCAATAGAACGCTCTTTTTCTATTAAGAAATCAATTTCTACCTTTTCAACGTTAGTAGCGTTTTCAGAATTATGTTTATACACCCCTTTGTTCGCTATTGTGTAAGCCGCAAAAGGTAAATATTCAACCATAGCCCAATGTATCAGCATCGGCTTTACATACGTAACTAAAAGGTTTTTGTAGTTTGTAGGTATGTCGTAAATTGAACTTATTGTGACCGCACCATTTGTACCGCCCGTTACCGTTGCCGTACTTCCTACCGTGTAACCAGTGCCAGCCGTGTTAATTGTGGCCGCAGTAATTAAACCACCAGCGGCCGTAATATTTAACTTTAAGCCCGTTCCCGTTGTACTTGTTGTATTTATAGCCGTTCCCGTAGTATATCCCGTTCCTTGGTTGCTTATTGTAATGGCTGTCGGTATTCCCGAATAAGCTAAAATAATTTCGGACTTTAATTTTTCAAGTAAATCAGTACCCAAGTAATTTTGTATGTGAATGTCTTGCGAAATTTTGATGTACTGTAGGAAATTGTCACTATCTACGTTACCGTTCATTGCAGTGAACTTAACGATATCTTGTCTTGTTATGAGTAGTGCTTCTGCCATTTTATATTACGTCTGAAGGTAAATTTTTATTTTTCGGACTAAACCCTTTTAACGGTAAATTATTAGGGTAAATTGAAACTTCGTAAGGATTCGTTATTTTGTAGCCTTTTATTTCGGCTGCCCGTGTCCCTATTTTTTCGTAACCCTTTTCAATAGCGTTTAAATCTAACATGAAAGTAACTCTTTCAAATTTATGGTGGCATCTTGCACCGCCTTTAAACTTAAATATGTCGTAAGTGTTTGCGCCAAATTCACCGAAACCCGGATTAACCGCCCGTCTACTCATTTCATCTATATCTTCTTTTCTAAATAACCTTTCGCTTTTATTCATCATAGCTTTACAAAATTCACGGTCGGGGTTTTTATTACCCGTATATCTATAACGAACTTTAAAATATTTCAAGTCACCAACTTTTTTGTCTTGTACGCTCTTTAATTTAGGCTTCGGGTTACCAGTTTGCACCAAATTAATTAAGCGGCTTAAAAGCGTTGAATTGCTACTTAAATCTAATTCTTTGTTTATTAGTTCTAAATCTAATTCTTCTTCATTGTCGCTTACTTCTCTTTCGTCTACTATTACCCAACCTTCTTCTAATTGGTTAGCGTCAACTTCTGCAAGTATTTCTTCTAATTCCGTCTTTGCTTTGCTTAATAGTTCAGGCGCTAAATCGCTCCCTCCTTGTTCAGGTGGTAAACCTACTATACTTCGTATTTCGTTAGGTGTTAAAGTTTCAATTACTTTATTAGCTACTAAAGGACTTAAATTATTAATTGAATCTAATAATCGTTTCTTTTCGTTGTTTGTTGTAAGGTCTCCAGCGGCATCTAACGGATTTAAGGTTTCAAAATATAGCTTTAAAGTAATTCCGTTATAATGTAGTATTGTTTCAAACGCTTCTATAATTTGGTCTTGAATAGGTTTTACTACCATGTTTTCAAATAGCACTTGTGCATTACGTAACTCATCAGCATTCGAACTGAAGCCATTTGCCGAACCTAAACCGAAAAGTAAAGGCGAAGTAACGTTATGCGCTAACATAATCTTTTTAACGCATTCCTCACTTAAATAAGTATAGTGTTCAGGTGCATCGTTTAACGGTAAATCGTCTACCGTAGTTTTAGATTCTTGGTTATTGTTAAATGCAACTATTACTTTTTGACCTCGTGAACCCGTTAATTGACTTAATACTTTACCTTTAATTATTTGTTGTTGTTCTTCAGTAGGTACACCGTTGTTAAAGTTTACTACTTTAGTTCCTGAAAAACCGTTTTGAACTTCGTTAATTAAATAATCGGCTATTTCTTCTTCTAACTTTGCATACGGTAAACCACCTTGATAATCAGGCAAAGAATAATATTTCATTCCTACCGCATACGGCTTTGAATAAAGTATTTCTACTTGTTCGTTTGAATAACCGAAAGCGGGTATTCTTTTAGGTACATATTTCTTTGTATCTTCCCAATTATCTGAATAGTAATAACCTTCTATTTCTCCGTCTTTATTACATTTTTCAGCACGTAATAAATTCACGGGTATATGGTAAGCCTTTAAAATCTTTTTATGGTCTTTAGAATAGTGAACTTGCATAGCAAATTGACCGAACATTTTACGGTCTAAAACTATTTTACGAATACAATCGGCATTAAATAAAGCCATCATTTGAGCGTATTCGTTAGGCTTTTTATTGGCATCTAACGCACTTAATCCACGCCCGTAAATTAACCTATTAACGTTGTTTATAACAGATGAATTTGTTGTCGAACCAGTATATCGGTCTATAATGAAATTGAAATAATTATTGTCTTCGCCAAATTCTACCCAAGCATCTCGTTTAGATTCCTGAATTACGGGCGTTGTGTATGTACTTAATTCTAAAACGTGTATGTTATTCATATACTATAAATTCATTTGTTGTACTGTTTGAAACGTATTGACCGTTATTTACTGTAAAGGTATTAACGTTTTGATTAGTACAAAATATTCTATCTTTATATACTACGCTTGCACCTCTAATTATTACTAAATCGTAAAAATGATTCTCTACTAAATTAAATTCAGCTTTTAAAGTGTCGTAATAGTCGCCAACCGTGTGAATATAGCCCGTTATTTCAGTTGTTACATTCGTTTGGTCGTCCGTTATTCCAACGTAATCAAACACATGCGCGCGTGGTATAAACACGAAACTTTGTTCACTTGTCGAAGTTGTTAAAATAATCATATATTATAAACGATTAAAGGTCGATTTTGTACCGTAAAATAAAAAACCCCTACCGAAGTAAGGGTCTTTTTGTAAGTATATGAAGAAAAGAAATTACGAAGTAACTATAGTTGCATCCGTTCCCGAACCGTCTTCAAATAAAACTTTCAATCCGTTTTCATCTGTTACGTCAAGAAAGTTCGCGGGACTAACTTCCATTGCTTCGAAAGTCAAATTGTATCCGTTGAAGTCACCTAAAGCAGAACCTGAAGAAACAGTCCCCGCAGTAACATCAGCACCTTGAGTTAACCCCATTAAAAAGAATTGGTCGGTCATTGTTCTAACTACAATTCTTGGTCTACCGTAAGCAAGTAGTTTAACGTTTTTGTGCGTTGTAACGTCTTGTCTTTTTAATTGTATAGTAAGTGTTTGTTGAAAGAAAGTTGTACCGTTGTCACGGCTTGAATTGATTGTAGTTTCAAAACTGTTAGCGCCTTTCAATTCGTATTTATACAAGTTCAAAGAACCAGTATTAACGGGCGTCCAGTCAACTATTAAATCCGTGTCCGTATTATCATAGTCTACATCGTCCGAGTTTAACTCGTCGTAGTTAATAAAGTAGATAGCCTTTAAACCCGATACCGAGTCTTTACATTGTTCTATTCTACCATTTGTTATATCACAGCTCATTTTATTATTTTTTAAAGTTTAACAAAAAAAAAGGTGGTGTATTTTGCACCACCCTTTCGTATAGTTTATGTTAGATTAGTTAGCCGAGTTAACAATTCCGTAAGTAACTACATCTTCAGCGAATCCGTATTTAACGTCTCCAGTAAATCTCATTACTACACGTACATTCATGCTTCCGTCAATTAATCCCATATCAATGATTTTAACTTCGTTCATGTCATTTAACAATCCAGTTGCAAAATGCAAGTTAGAAGTTTGAGAAGCTAAACCAGTATTGTTTGCTAAACCGTTAGCAAGGAATATTGGTAAACCGTCAAAAGAAAGTGAACCGTTAGTGTACCATTGTGTCCCCAAGTTATTTGTACCGTTAGCGCCTAAACCACTTGCACCGAATCCACCCAAAGCACGGATATATGCTCTTACGATGTTAGAAGAAAGATACAATTTTAAATCAGGTTGTCCGTAAAGTCTTGTCGGGATAGCATCAACGATTGAACCGATTTGAGCGATTACGTTAGAAGCATCAACAGTAGTACCCGTTACTTCTTGAGCCGCTGGCAAAGAAGCATCAGTTGTTAATTGTGTCATGATTCCAGCGAATTGACCTTGTGTTGCGTTAACACCTTGCCAAATAGAAGTTTCCATGTTAGCAGCTACTTTTTCAGCTACGTGTGCGATTAAGAAATCAGTAAACGATTTAGGCATTACATCAAATGCGGAGTAACCCATTTCAATCGCTTGCCAAGTCTGATGAAAATCTTTTTTACACAATTGTAAATTTATTTGATACTCCTCAGGTTGTAATACACGTTCAGTTAACGTAACTGTTGCAGAAGCATCAAAATCACATGAAGCGTTACGAATTAAATCGTCCGTTGCCACACGTTGAATTACTTGTTTGAATTTCACGTTCGGGTGAATAGTCATTCCACCTTGCTCTAAAGTTGGTGCGCTTAAGATAGCAGCAGCGATGTACTTACCAGCAAACTCACCAGCGTATGTAGTGGTAATGTTTGTACTTGTACTTAAATTAATTTTTTCCATTTTATAATATTTTTATTTTAATTAAACAGCAGTTAATGTAATTGCACCCGCAGCAGTTCCCAATCCGAAAACATACCAGTTTGTACCGTCACAATTCAATTCAACGAAATCTCCGATAGTGTCCGCAGAAGCAGAAAAAGTAATCGTGTTTTCATCAGCTCCAGGAACGTTTACTGAATTCACAATAACACCACCTTGAATTTTGTTTGTAGCAGCTTTGATAGTCCAAGCAGTAGTAGCAAATAATGCAGCTACCGTAAAACGATATCTAAAACCCGCAGAAGTTGCAACCGCTGGTAAAGTAATTTGCGCTCCAGCAGCAGCGTTTAAATAAAATGACTTATCCGAATCTTCAGCAGTCAAAGTAGTTGCACCAGTCAACGTTTCAACAAGTCCTACTTGTCTTGTTACGTCGTTAGATACAAAGTTGTAAGTTGTACTCATTTTTTTTTGTATTTAGTTAATTATTTATTTAATTTTTCAAGTATTGAATCCATAGTTGTGCGTTGTCTTTTTGCACTTAACTTTATAGAATCGTTCGTGTTTTCGTTTTCAGGGTTAAAAGAAATTGGTTTAACTTCAGAAAGTTCAACTTCTTTAACTTCTTTTAGTTTAGATAGTTCCGCTTTTAGCGTTTCGTTTTCAGTTTTCAAAGCTTCAATTTCAGAAAAGAAAGATTCTTTAATCATGCTTTCAACTACTTTTTTAGGAGATACTTTTGCCGTTTCCATTTCTTGTTCTTTCTTCGCTTCTTCTTCAATCGGCGCTTCTTCTTCTACTTCTTCTTCTTCCTCTTCTTTCTCTTTTATTTCAGAAATTATTCCTTCTTCTACTACTACTAAAATACGACCGTCTTCAAGTTCGTATTCACCTATTGGTAAAGCTATTTTTTGTTCATCTTCAGTAACTACAAATACTTCGTTACCAGCTTCAAACATTTCAGCTTCTAAAACTGTAACACCGTCCGATAGTTTCATTGTTTCTAACTTTACCTCCATTCCGAGTAAAGTTTTGATTTGATTGATTAGGCTATTTTTCATTTTTATTTTATTTAAGATTGTATATATTTTTCTAAATCTTTTTTATTACTATTTCTTGATTTTACAATTTCATTTTGAATATTTTTAGCAATTGCCGGAACTTGTTCAATTCCTAAATCTTTAATTTGCTTAAGATAATCTGCAAGTTGTTTTTCAACATTTTTAATAATGCTTTCTGAATTATTTATAGATTTTGACATTCTATTTTGAGCATTGATGATAATTAATCGTTCATCAGATACCGCATTAAGACTATCAATCATATCATTAGATATTTTTTTTAAATCTTCAAGTATTGCAAGTTCAACTTCGTGCTTTTCAAGTTCTACTTTTTGAACTTCGTTAGCCTTTTCGATTTTCTTTAAAATATTGTTTATCATAGCTTATTAACTTATTGGTTTTTTAATTGTTCCTTTTTTATAAATGTACTATTGTAGAAGTACCTTGATTTACTAAACTTCCTATCCCTTGATTTTGTAAGTCACCGTTGCAACATTCTTTTGAATATTTACCGTCTTTACATAGGCAACCACGTTTACCGCCTTTAGGACTTGTTTTACTTTTCGTTGGTGTTTTCATATTTATTTATTAAGTCTTTTAATTTTTCAATTAACGCTTCGTCTTCGTGTGAACTCATGTCGTATTTATCTACAAAATAACCTTCTATTGAAAATCCTTTTACTTCACCGTCTTTTACCTTTTTCCAAACTTCATCGTTGTTTACTTTCATTGAAATCATCCAAGTTCCTTTAGGTAAATTAAAGTTATACAATCGGCTTTTATCCGTTTTTTCATCTTCAATTATCCAGCTTTCAACAACGGACATTCCTTCTAACATTTTACGCTCGTGTTCGTACGTTGCATTGTTTTGATTAGAACGCATTAAAAATAGTTCCGAAGCTTTACGTACAGTATCTTCACTAAAGTAAATGTAGAACTCTTTATCCTTGTTTTTACGGTATATCTGTTTGTTAGGAATTAAAGCCGCACCCATTAAGATACGCTTTTCAGTGTCAACCTCTTTTAGTTCTACTTCGTGTTTTTGTAGCGCTACAAAATTTTCTTCAATCGCGGGACTTTCAACAACCGAAACGGCATTGATACCCATTTCTTCTTTTGTCTCATCAATCAGTAATTCTATTATTTCAACTTTTGCCATAATTCATTAACTTATAATGTTGCGTTTTGTACTCTATTTCGGTCTAAAGCTTGTGCGCTTGTTACTTCGCCACTAACTACGTAGGCTTGCGTTGGCGTTTGTTGTAATTGTGCTAATTGATTTATTCCGCTTGAACCTATTGTATTAAAGTTAGCAGTCATTGGCGCAGCTCCAGTAGGGGCGTTTGAACCACCACCACCGCCAGAACTTGAACTACTTTGAAACTGTTGTGAAGCTATTTTTTTAACGTTAATTAAACCCGCAGTAATAGCCGCAGCCATGGCAATATAATTAAATGGCGGGGGTGAACTTGCTAAAGCACTATTTGCCGCTTTGTAAGTGTCAATAACCGCAGTCGCTATATTTACCGCCTTTTGTATTTGAAACGCTTTCTTTTGTTGTTTCTCACTTTTACCAGCGAATAATGTAGCTAAATCAGAAACTACTTGTAAAGTGTCTTTAGCAGCGTTTAACCTATATTCGTTTAAGGCTTTTATTTCGGCTTTTTTCTTTTCAGCGTTTTCTTTGTCTATTTTGTCTTGTTCGTCTTGGTATTTCTTAACAATAGCGGCTTGTTCTTTATTGAATTGCTCGGTTAAAGCTTTTTCTAATTCAGCATTATTTTGTGCAGCTAAAAATTTAGCATCATAACTTTGCGCAAGTTCTAAAAGTTCTTGGTCACGTGCGGAATTTCTTAACTTTTGAAGCGCATTAAATTGTTCATCTTCTAATTTAAAACGTTCTTCTTCTTTTGCTTTAAAAGTATCTAATTCTATTTTGTCATATTTATCGGTTATTGATTGTAAACCTTTTTGTAAATTGTCTTCAATTAATTGTTGCGTTTTAGCATATTCTTCTTGGTCGTATATTTTACCTTCAATTGACTTTGCTAAATCTTCTTTTTCTCGTTTTGCTTTTTCTTCTAAAATACGTTTTTCTTTTTCTTCGCCTTCTTGCATTAACTCAATCTCTTTATCTATTTTTTGACGAGTTAAATCAAGGCTTTCTTTTGCCGCTCCTTTTTCAGTATTTGAACTACCTTTTGCAGCTTCTTTATCAATGTTTTTTATTTCTAATTTAAACGCAGCTTGTTGGTCTATTAATTCAGTTAATTTATCTTCAGCGGCTTTAATTGCTTCGTCGCCTTCTTTCGCAGTTGCTACGGGGTCAAATACTAAATTTGCTAAATAATCTGTCATATTAGCACGCAAGCTTAAACTTTTATCAATTGCACCTATATATGCTAAACCTTCAGAAACAGCGTCAATAGTACCTAAAATAGTTTGAATAGGTATTGTAATAAACATTATAATACCTTCAAGTATTTCTTTATTTCTTTTTGCCGCTTCTACTTGTGCTATTTTTGTAGCTTTTTGATTTGCTACATTTATTTGTGCGTTTTTAATTGCAGTATCTAAAGCGGCTACTTTTAATTTAAGTATGTCTTTTTCGCTTTTACCTTGTAGTTTTAATATATTGTCTTGCTTATTTAAGGCATTAACTTTATCCTCACTTGCTTTTAAATTTGCTTCCGTCTTTTTATTTAACTTTTCTTGTTCAGCACCTACACCACTAACCGCTCCTTTTATGTCGTCCCAATATGCGACAACCGTACCCAAGGCAACAACAAAAGCACCGATACCCGTGGCAATTAACTCGGCTTTAATTCCTTTTAATGTGGTTTTTGCTACTAAACCTAAAGATGAAAAAGCATCTTTCGCTTGCATTAAACCATTAATACCTTGCGTTAAAGACATTACCGCTTGTACTCTTAATAATGCTTCTTGAACTTTGTCACTTTCTACACCTATTAATGCTAAACCACCTTCAAACGCTTGAAACCCGCTCATTACGCCATTAACAGCACCTTCGACAGCTTGAAATTTTGCATCAGGATTAAAGCCTTTAATTATGTCTTTACTGAATTCTATTTGGTCTTTTAATTCAGCGGCTTTCTTTGCAGCCATAGCCGCTTGGTCGGACGTTTCCCCGTAAGTTTGAGAAAGCTTTTGTAGTTCCGCTACGGCTTCCCTATATTGCGTTTTTAGGCTTTTACTATTGTCTTGTATTTCTAATTCTATTGTCCGTTTTTCTGCCATCTTTTACGCTTTTGTTGGTTATAAACTTTTTTAATATTGTCCGTTAGTTCGTGTTTTCCTTTCGCTACGTCTACAATTTCACTTACACCGAAAAAATTATCGGCTTTTAATAGTTCTAAAATTAGTTGAATCATTGTTGTAATATTTGAATTTGATTTGCTACTTGTTGACCGTTACTCAAAGTGTACGTTATAGTCAAAGTAATAACTTGAACCGCAGAATTTTCAGTTACTATATTTTGAAATTCTTCAGTAATTAAACTATCTGAATTTTCAGTTAAAATATTTGCGGGTGTGTCCGTGTTTTCAGGAATGCACACCGTTATAAATTGCGAAGAAGTTATTGTACTTGGTGAAATTGTTACACCAGCGAAATCGGTTGTTATATCAGCACTAACCGCACCGTTTACAAAGTTAATAGCAACTTCTATACATTGAGAATCAAAAGACGGAACGTAAGGGCGACCGCTTGTTATCGGTCTAAAATCTAAATACAAACTAAAATCTACTTGACCCGTTGTTAGGTTACTTTTCATTTCGTTTATAATGTATCTTTTATCTCTTATAATAAGACGGTCATTTAGTTTTAAGTTAGTCAATAATGAAATAGGTAAATTCGTCTTTACGTGAACTAATCTATTCTTTAAATTAAACAAGTTAATTAAGTAAGGAAAATAATATTCAGCGTATAAACCTTGTTGAATTGTTTCTAAATGTATAACTGAATTTTCAGCGCCGAAGTTTAAACTATATTTTTGATTTTGAAAGGTAAGGTCTTGACCGAATTGTGCAAATGAATCTATATCTTGGTGCGTAGTTCCGTCAAAGAATAAAATCGGGTGTAAACTTAAATCATTGCTTTCACCGTACAAATAAAGTAGCATCGGTTTAGGTGTATAGGCGTTGTAACTTTCGTTAAGGTTGTACCCTAAAACAGCGTAGTTATTTGAATTGTCAATCGACCGTGTAAATAATAAATTTTCGAAAGGTGTTTCTATTACATACTCGTCACCGTCGTAGGCAAATTGATATTCTACATTTCCGTATTCACTATTCGATATTCTAAAGAAATTACGGTTAACAAAACTTTCGGACTGTTGGTATTTAAAAGCTATTTTTTTATACAACTTAATTCGTTCTATATCTATTGAATCTATATCGGTATATTGTGTAATGTCTACAATTGCGCCTTGTGAATACCAATCTTCTAAAGGTAGTATTTCAAATACGTTTTCAGAAGTAGCTACGCAAGTACAATTAAACTCTTTTAATACGCCCGTAAAAAAATCACTAACTTTCATGTCAGGAATAGTAGAAGTAATACTTACATTACCACTTAATACGGTTGTAGTTGTTTGTATTGTGCAAGTTGAATAAGTGTTAAAAAAGTTTCCGAATTGGTCTTCAAATATTCCTAAAATTTGATAACTTACAACTATTCCTACATTCATTGAATTAGTAGCCCTAACTTGAAATGTAATATTTGTGTTTAATCCTGAAGTATTTTGAAAAGTAATAGGTTGTAAAGCACCCGTTGTAGTTGTTTGTAATGTTTGATAATAATTACCGTCTTGGTAAACGTCAATATAAATAGTTCCCGAAACACTTGCCGAAACTACATTTATTCCTATTGAATGACTTGTAACATCAACGTCAAAGTTTTGAATGTTAATTGTGTTTGTTGCTAAGTCTACAAAGTTTGTTGCGTTTTGTGTACTAATATTACTCCAGTAAATATCGTTATTATTTACCTTTGAACTAAAATCTAAATTTTCAGCTTCAGTAATAAAAGAATAAACGTTCGTGTTTTTACCGTACAAAAATACGTTAGTAAATCTTGGGTCATTTAAAAAAGTTCCCGTAAAAGTAACCCCGTAATCGTTTGCAATTGCATCAAATAACCGTATTATTTTAACCGCAGGAAATAACTCGTTATATCTAATTGATTTACTATTCGTTGTAATATCTTCGCTTCCGTGGTGGTATGTCCATAACCTATTACTTGCAATCAAAGGATATCTAACGTCGTAATCGGTTGTTAAGTCCGTTATTCTATTATATATGTCAGTTCCCGTAAAAGCAAACTCTAAAGAAGTTAAATCTAATTGATTCAATTTATCTTCGCCAAACAAATCTTTTAACGTCCGTATTTCACCATAAAAAGTTAGTTGGTAATTTTCGGCGTGACTGTTTTTTATGTTCGCTTTTTCGATTGATATTTTACCCCGTCTAAACGTAGTAAGGTCTATTTCGATTAATGCGTTTCGTCTTATATTATGGTCAATAGTTCCGTCTACGTCCGTTTGATAAAAATGTTGAAATATTTCATTGTTAACAGTTGAAGCGGGTACGGTAAACGATTGTGAAAAGTCGGTAAATACTTTCGATATATCGTTAATATTTTGAACGCTTGACGTAACGTTAATTTGTTCGTCTTCGAATAGCTCAATTTTTTGACCTTCAATATATACTTGTACTTGTCTCATATTACGTTGTTAATTGCATTGAAAGCAAAATCAAACTCTAAAGAATAGTTAATCATTTTTTGATTTATATTCTTGAATAGTTCCGTTGACTTCGTGTTAATCTTTACGGGTAAACTGTTTAATAATATTCTTTCACTTGTCATTAGCTGCTCCAACAAATCATTATAACTTTCACTTACCCAATCCGTGTTTACTTTAATACTACGTTTTGCCGTTGTATTAAACACCTTACGTTGACCTTCTAAAGTATTGTAGTTAGGAAAAGTATTTTGCATTAAATTGTATTCCGTGTTTTCAACGCTAAAGGTATCGTTAGACGCAGCGAAAAACCATGTTCGTTGCCAGCATCCGTATTTATTTACAAAGTCGCATAAAACTCCCGTATATCTACAATTCTCGTATGGCTTAAAGTAACCCGTCCAAACAGTAACGTCAACTCCTAAAATATTAATTGTTATTTCTAATTTGTTACCCGCAGCGTAATAGTTTTGGTAAACCCTCGGAACGTCTATAATAGAATTGTTTGTTAAGTTTTGCGTGAATGTCGCAGCCGTTGCCAAGTTAGTATATTTCGCTTTGAAGCTTGTCGCAGTTTTAACCATTATATGTCCAGCCCTTCTACTTGAATTTGTACTTGGATTCGTTCCGTCGTAGTAATAAAAAAACGTTCCCTCGTCGTGTAATATGTCGTTACTTGGTGTATAATTGTATCCTTGTTCGTACCAACCGAAACCGTCATAAGCTACGTATGAATTCGTACTTAATAGTGTGTATGTACCGCTATCTAATTTGTATCTTTTTAGTTGAACGTTACACCATTGATTTGTGTCGCTTGCGGGAAAAGTATTGTATATTTCTTGTCTTGTATTCCAGCTTAAATATTCACGAATGTACGGACTAATATTATAATACGTCTTTACGTTGTTTGAAGCGGGTATTAATTTACTCAAAGTGTAACTTGGCGTAGCTGGTGCGCTTCCGATACCGTTCCAAATAAATACTTCTAACTTAGAACCGTCTTGTCCTGTTTCGGATATTTCTACTATATAAGGTGAACGTGCAAAAATACTCATTTTATATTCTTTAAATTTTGGTCTAATATTTCGGTTAATAGTTGTTCAGCATCTAAACCGTATTTATCTATTAACGTATCGGGTAAAGTTTTGTAGGCTTCTTCAAATGGTTTAGTAAAAAATAAACTTGGTCTTATTCCGTATTTTTGTATGTGAGCAGCTAAAGCGAATTTAATACTTGAACGAGAAACGAATTTACCACCCGCACCCCTTGGTGCTAAACCTCTTTTAACTACCCATTTATCAAAGTGCCTCGGACTTGGTCTATTTGTTATTCCTGGTTTATACGAATAAGGCGAATCTGGAAACTTTCTTTGCGTACCGCTTACCCCTTTATCCTGAAAGTTACCGTAAGGCTCCATTTCAAAATAGATTCCTATTGAATTAGGCATTTCTTTAACGTCGCCTTTAATCGAATTAGATAATCTACCGCTTGAATTTTTACCCATCTTTTGTAAATTGGCTTTCGCTTCAGCTACTACCAAGTCACGGAACTTTTCTAAAGCTTTTAGTCTTTCACTCATTAATCGTAAATTGCATTTAATGTAATTACACCGTCAGGGCAAAGCGCCGTATATTGTGCGCTATTCATTACTAAACGAACACGCCCGTCGCCATTATCGTAATACGTACCATGATTTAAAAAACACGCTTGACTTTGAACGGGTGGGTTTGCATTTAACATATCTACAAAATCAGTTATGTTATTTTGATTCGTGCCATAACAAGCGGTTACAAAATTACCGTCACATAAATATTGAATTGAATTTATAGGCGTAGTTTGAAAATCTATTACTTGACTAAATGCAGTATATTCAGTATCGTCGCATATTGTCATTTCGTTAGGAACTAAAATATCAAAGGTCATTGTCCAACCAGCTAAATAGTTTTCGAATCTTTCGGCAAAGGCTTCTAACGTTGGGTTACCGTCTACTTGAAAAGGTAGTGTGTACAAATCTCCCCTTCGTAGTTCTTCGTACAATCTGTTTAGAATTGAAAGCATAGTATTTAATACATATACCTCATTATCGTTTCCGTTAAATATGTCGGTATCTTCGTCTTTTGATTTGTTGACAATATCCATAGCCATTAAGCTTACGTTAAAACGAATTATATTGCTTTCAAACGTAGCGTTGTTTACTATAATATGTACTAAAGGAAAAATAGTTTGCTTTGCTAAATCTACCGCAAATATGTCGCCTTGTGTAACCGTGTTTACAAAAGGGTCATTTTCTAAATTTGATTTAAGCGTATCGAGTACCGTGTAATAATTAGCCATTTTTATAAATCTTTTTTAATTCTCTATCTTCTATTTCTCGTTTCTGTTTTTCGTAAGTAAGGTAGGTAAGACACTTTCTAACCCCCATTCGGGTAACTTCATCAAACTTTGTAACGTCTCCCTGAGAAAGCGCATAGATTGAATTGTACCAGCCCCATCGTTTATTAAATTGCGCTCTTTCGCTAAAGTCATTATTTTCGGATTCTTCTGAATCTCCTTCTCCAAAGAGGTAAGCGTATGTTGTACTAAGTCGTTTCCTAAAGTCGAAAAAAAAAGCGTTGCACCTAAGACAACATTTAACGGTGCGAACTTCATTACATCGCTAAATTCATCCGAACCAGTATATTCAAATATTTCGTATCGGTCTTTTACTTTCTTTGTAATAGGTCGGTACATTACCGCCATAGCTTTGTGAAAAGTTTCTACGCTTGAAATATTACTTTCTAAATCTATATATTCTCCGAAAGTCATATCTTCTAAATTAGGAATAAACCCGAATTCAGTATTATCGATTTTAAATGTAGCTTGAAATTTAGGCTTCGCTTTAAATATTTCGTTTAAATGTAGGGTCAAACTTTTAACGTCGCTCCATTTTACTTTAACTACGTCTTTCATTTTTAACCCGCAGAAAATCTCGATAGTCTTTTGACCAATAAATTCTTCGTCATTTGA